CAAAGGCTCTTCCCAAGAATCCACCTTTTAGAGAGTCAGCAGACTCTTCTAACTTATCAGCTAAGTCTTTTCTCTTTTGATCAGCTAAAGCATCATCCTCTCTCAGAGAGTCAATGCCATTGTTATAACCATTGAAAGTTGCAACAACGCTAACCAATTTTTGATGAGCATCAGCGATATCTTGATCATTACCTAAAATATCAGAATTGATATTTGGTAAAGACCCAGTTAATTTTTCCAGTGCTTTAAAACTGGAAGCATTAAAGAAACCTTTTTGTTTCTGCTTAGGGTCATATTCTCTCAATTTTTTCGCTAAGTGATCAGTCTGTTCAAGAACAGCATCAACAGTAGTTTTCAAGACATTCTTGATATTATTGTTGAGTCTATTCTTCACATCATTTTCTATCTTCGACCTTAACTTTTCTGATACATTCAGACGAATGTCAGAGCCATATTGGGGAACAGTAGATATCTCGAAATCGAACCTAAATTTTGATCTAAGTTCATCGAAAGTTGGATAGTCACATTCATTGAACGCTTTACCAAGATTTCTTTTGGCTTGTTCCATTTTTTGTGGATAGCCTTTTAAAAATCCATCTACCTCTTTATCCCATTTTTGCTTGGCTTCATCTACTGCATTTTGCAATGATTCCAGTTGAGAGTTAGGGCATAAACGCCACCCACTAACAACCTTGTTATCCCAATCAGTAGAATTATCTGCCCAAGGCAAAGTCATCGGATAGTAAAAACTATTCCTAAACTCATTTAAGATTGAACGAAAATATTTGTTAATATCCTCGCCATAAATGTGCTTAGAAACACCTAGTAATCTTTCACTAGAAACCTCAGTTTCTTTTGCTAGATTACGCTTTAACGCTTTATCTGTTCTGATACCACTAGGATGCTTCGCAGTCATGCGAACCAACACTGCATTTTCAGACAGAGTATTAGTTAATTTTTCCATAATAAGAACCTCCATTCTTTTTAAGAAAGTTGCTGTTTCGATCTTAATTGATCTCCTCAGATGAGTAAAAAAACTCATGACAGCAGAGCAGAAAATATATTTAACCAGTAAATATAAATTCTGCCCTCACTCAGACCTAGACTTCTAAGTCTTGATTCTTGATTTTGAATTCTCCATATCTTGCAGAATCCACAATATCGCTTCTTGCTCCAACAAGCGATCTCACAAAGAAAATTCCAAATTCGGGTGTAGGAAATTTCTCAATGTAATCAAGGGCATTAGCAAAGTAGTCATGCAATTTATCATCGCTTACTTCTTTAAGAACAGTCACTAATGCACAGACAGTTGCATAGCAGAGACCACCACTATCAACAACCTCGACATCCTTGCCCTCACAAATATCTTGCAAGTTGGGAACATCATTTTTCAGAGATAGGAATGACATAAACTCTATCGATGCTCTCTCTCCAATATCGCCTTGCACTATCAATTGCAAAACTTCTTTTGGAGGGTCAATTTTGAGAGTATCGCTTAACCTTGCCCATGACCTTGGGCTAGGTTGCGGAGTTGTTATCTTGGGGTCAAAGTCATTCAACAATTCGGGCTGAAAACTTATAAATCCCAAGATGTCAGAACAGATATCATTCTTACTTGCCCATGCTAACCAGTCATCAGTGCTATGCTCGAAATCGATCATGGTACAACGACCAACAACATGGCTAGGTAGCTTGTTGCTTCCAGCCCTATCAGTTGCCCTATTACCAGCACAAATAACTTTCCAACCTTTAGGCAATGAATAGTCTCCTATCCTTCCCTCATACAGCAATTGCCCACAGATAGCCTGTATCGAATTATGTGCTTGGGCATACTCATCGAAGAATAAAATACCCTCACCACTCACTGGAAGATTACCTAAAAAGGCTCTCTTCTGTTCATTCGCATCGTTGATATAAGGTAAACCACCTAAATCAACAGACTCATACAACGACAGTCTGAAATCAATAAATCCAAACTCTTTTTGAGTAGGATTAATCTTATCCACGACTACCTTTCTATCCTCAGCAATGTCATCGACATATGCTCGAACAATTGCACTTTTCCCAATACCTGTTCCTCCTAAAAGGAATGGGGTATTAGACCCTTTTAAAACTGCCTTAATCGACAGTAATGCTTGACTTGGTTTCATAATAAAGACCTCCATCTTTTTTGTAATGATTCAAGTTAATTTCAATTACCAATAAATATTATTTACCAGTAACTACCAAGACTCCCTCGAAAGGGTCAGAGCATTTCTGCTTACTGGTTTAAAGTTTCGACCTTATCTCAAAGGTCATCGTCAGTTGGTTTATTAATATTGAATTGTCATACCATCGTGAAAAGGAACACCATCAACGAACCATTCAAAATCTTTTTGACAGATTTTTAAATTCGTATATTCATTCATTCTCGCTTTAGTTGTGACTGTCTGCCATCCACCACTATCTAAAACTACTTTATTAGGATAATGGATTACCACCTCAGTATTATGAAGTTTGACTCCAAGACCGCCATCTTCCCTAACTATTAGATAGGTGTTATTAGATAGTTTTCTTTTTTTAGTTTCAGACAATTCTTTTAGTTTTGAATAATTATTCATAAGTTATACCTCCAAGGTATGTTTCTTGAACCCCAAAATAGGATTCTCATCAGTGTGTTAATTCACAGACAGTTGGAGGACTGTCTCCAAGGTTTCAAAATTGCACCTCTTTAATCTTTCACTCGAACCTAAAATCAAAATAGGTCGATGCAATTTATTCCACTTGGAATTTATGAGTCTTGGAAAACCTCTCTCACACTAGCCACTTTCAAAAGGTAGGATATTGTTAGAGTCTCACTTAATGGTTATCTCTCTCTAACACTTCTAGAACCTTTACCTTTAATCCTTTAGAGAACCCTCTTGGGCGGTAGCGAATCTTTTAAAGACATAATCCATTTGGTCTAAGGACAGTATATATAACTGGTAGAAAATTGCATCATTTAAATCATCATCTAAGTCATCTTATTAGATAGCAGAATGTGGGCATTACGAAACTCCTCCTACTGGTAGATAATATTTCTCATGGATAAAGATAAATCTCAGGAAGAAAAACCTAACCTCAAACTGGTAAAAGATAAGACCAAGTTGACCATGAAACAAAGAGCCTTTTGTGATCTCATCATCAAGGGCAAGTTGGGAAGTCAGATCGAATGTTATATGCAAGTCTATGATGTTGCTCTAACCAAGACAGGGAAGATACCTAAACACGCTCATGTTGATTGCAGTAGGCTCATGGCGAACCCTAGTGTTAGCCTACGAATATCCAATGGCTTGAAACGATTAGAGACCAATGCAGTAGCTTCCACTACTCGAACAAGGAGCTATGTTCTTGAACAGCTTATGAGAGAGTCTAAGGAAGCGGACAGTGACAGCACGAGAGTTAGGGCATTGGAATTGTTGGGTAAGACAGTGAACCTATTCAGCGACACCCTAGAGATTAAGGAGAGCAGAACCAGTGATGACATAGAGAGTGAGATTGAGCAGAAGATAGAAGCATTGATCAGAGAGTCAGAGGGCAATCAATAGACAGATCAATAGACGATCACCACGAAGATCACAGACATCCACAGCGTACCTAAAGCACAGACCTAGACCCCACCTTAATAGAGGGAAATTCCCAGTATCAACAGACCCCCTACCCCCCAAATATATAACAGGCTACCTGACTACCATATATACATAGTGTTTTACTCATAATATGACCTAATTTCACATACCCCCCCCTATTATATATTGCATTTTGCTAGCTTTTTCTACCAAATACCCTTTTTTTCAGGTAAAAAGGCTAGGAATCCTACCCCCCCATACTATATTTTCAAAATTAAGGGTTGATTTTTATGTGAAGCCATGCAATATTGTATAATCTGTAGATACATATACCTAGTATCCAGTGAATACCTAATGAGTGCCTACCTATATGTACCTATTAAGTTTTTTTATTTAAGAATCACTACCTATTAGGTATATACTAGATAGTAAGTATGGATAAAAGTGTACTAAGTAAAGTAAAAAACCTATCCTCTGATCAGAAGCAGGAACTTCTTTCCCTGTTAGAAGAACTAGAAAAAGCAAAAGGTAGAGAAAAGTGC